TTACCTCCACCGCTCGATGATTTGCTTGAGCGCCTTGCGCTCGTCAGCCGTCAGGTCGTCTTTCTCGTTCTTCGGATAGATCAGCAGTAATGCGATCTGCGCAGCCGCCGTGAAGTGGTAGTAGATGACCCTGGACCCGCCTCGCTTGCCGTGACCGCTAGACGCGACACGGACCTTGCGGATGCCGCCAGTGCCCTCGATCACATCGCCCATGTCCGGCCGGTCGGCCAGTTGCCTCTGAAACTCCGCATAGCTGTCATCGCTAAGCAGCTCCCGCAGGCGCCTGGTGAAGACCGGTGTCTCGATAAAGATCATAGCCGCATACTACGCCAGTGGCGCACCTCCTTCAATTGATTCGATTACTGGCTGGCGGGCGGTAACGTGATGCCGGCCATCGGTCCCAACCTGATCGCGTCATGCAAATGCTCAGGCGCAAGGTGGGCGTAACGCATCGTCATGTTCAGCGAGGCATGCCCCAGGATCTCTTTCAGCGTCACGATATGGCCACCGCCCATGATGAAGTGAGCTGCGAACGTGTGGCGCAGGATGTGGCTTGCCTGCCCACGTGGTGGCTTGATCGAGGTCGAAAGCAGGACCAGCCGAAACACGCCAATGCAGTTGGTGAACGGCCCATAGGTTTGCCAGTGCCTCTTGATCGACGCCACCAGCTCAGACGTAACCGGGACCATCCGCACACGCTTTGACTTCGTATTGGCGAACACCAGGGCATTGCCTCGAATCCGCTCCGGTCGCAGCGCTTGAGCCTCACCCCACCTGGCCCCCGTAGCCAGACAGATCCGTGCCACCATTGCCGGATGCGGCGAGGTGCTGACTCGCTCGTCCAGGGCGGCAAGCAGCTCGACGATCTGCGGCTTGGTCAGGTACGCCAATGGTCGCTCTTGGAGCTTTACCGGGCGTATGCGAGTGAACGGGCAGCCGTAGTCGATCACGTCGAGCTTGTGCAGTTCGTTGTAAACGGCCTTGAGATATCCGAGCCGATTGTTCGCGGTCTTTCCGCTAACGCCAGCAGCGATCCAGCGAGCCCTTACCGCCGCGATTCGTGCCCCGTCCACCATGCGGGCAACCGGATCGCCAAGGGCCTTCGCGCTCGCTCGCAGAATCGCCAACCGGCGAACCCCATCGGATAACGAGACGCCGTGCAGCTCGAACCAGAGTTCGACCAGCTCTGAGAGCCTGCGCTTGTCCTTGGGCCTGGGCGACCAATCATGCGACTCGACCGATTTGCTCCGGCAGGTTGCCTCGAACCGTTGCGCTTCACCCTTGGTCTTGAACGTCTTGCGGAAGCGCTTGCCCTTTACGGGCTCGACATCGACCTTCCAGCGACCATCGGCGAGTTGCCTGATCGCCATCAGACTGCCCTGCCCCAGCGTACATGCCGCTCTTGGAGCAGGTTCTTGATGTGCTTGTACAGGTCGCGTTCGGTCATATCCTTGGCGGCGTAGTGATCGCGGATGACCGGCCAGCAATCCCATTGCTGCAGGGTTTCGAATGCTTTCTTAGCGCCCACCCGCTCCCTTGCCAGCAGGCTTACGAAGTTTCCCAGGAAGAGTTCCACGTTCTTGCCGCTGAAACCCCGGCTGGTCTTGTAGTACCGCTTGTATTCGGTTTCATCGACCAAAGAATCGACCGGCACATCGACCCGCACGTCATCGCGGATCAGCGTCCAGATCGGTTCGTAATAGCCGGGGCGCGCGATCAACTTGAACTGGCCCAGCCCATAGCGCCACAGGCCGTCCAGATGCGCCGAGAACGCGGCGAACGAGTCGGTGCCGATCGCTTCTCCGGTCTTCACGTCAATCGAGCCACTGGCGAACTGCTGAACAACCGAGTGGTGATAACGCAGCTCGATACGCCACACGCTTTGCTCGGGGTCGTAGTTGTCGGGGTCATAGGCTTCGAAGCTGTCACGACGCCGCCAGACGCTTTCCCAGAAGTCGAGCTTGTCCGTCGCCCTGGCCTGCTCCGTCTTGTTGTAGATACACAGCTGGACGCCACCGGCTGAGCCGAACATCGAGGTCTCGCCCCGCCCGTAGACGCTGGACTTGGTTGCCCACTGGATCTCCTTGATGCCGGAGATATCCCGGTGCGTGCGGGCCCGGCAATGCAGGCGTGCGACGAGATCAGCTGGCGGTTCCCAGCCCTGGAGATCCAGGGCCAGATGGACGGCGCACTGGTTGCGCTCGACGTGTGTCATCACGGCCGAAGCGTAGAAATCCATGCGCTCTTGCAGGCGCTCCGGCGACAGCGCGTCGATGGCATGCGGCGAAACTTCGATTTTCAGGTGCGGCCCGATGTTCTCGAGCTTGGCGTTGAAGTTCTTGATGAGCAGAACGAAGCCGAGGTCGGCGTTCTGCAGCTTGTACTGGTAACCGGAGTCACGGCCGACCCGACCGGAATGCCACACGCTACCGGCGAAATCGACCATCGCGCCCGGTTTCTCGAACAGCGCCATGATCTCGGGACGGATCAGCCCGCGATACAACTGGCGCACCGTATCCACGCCGCAACGCAGCAGGCGCACTCCCGAAAGATCGGTCAGACGCGCCGTATGCGGATCAAGAAAAAGCCTGCCGTCTTTCGACGGAACGGCGGTTTGACGATCCAATCTGGCCAGGTCTTTAACGCTCATCTTCAAATCTCCAACAATGTCCTCTAATGGACGTTTTCAGCCGTGCTTATCTGACGTGTTACAGGGACGTCAGGGCGGCGGCGCCGCGCTGGCTCCGGCGCCCGTTGCGCTACGCTGACGCGCGCCGGAGTCAGAGGCGCGCACCGCCGTACTCACCGACGCCACCGGATCAATCACGCTGGTCACCGCTCCACGGCCCGTCCAGGGCGTGATGCGCTCGCCCTCGATGTCGCAGTACATGTCCATCTGCCCAGTGAAAAAGCGGCATTCGCCGAGGGGCACGATGCGGGTCAGCCCGCTGGTCGAAACGAGCACCACCCGGGCGGTGCGGCTGACCGGCCGGGCGTTGCCTTCCTTGCGCCAGTAAACGCCGGCATCGGCGGGCGGCGGGTCGCTGGGCGGTCGCCAGGAGCCGGTCGGGGCCATGACGTAGCCGCCGACGCGCCAGGTGAGCGACATCACCGGCCCTTCGGGCTTGGCGTAAACGGTGGCGGCCGCTCGGTTGGCGCGTGACGGGGCCGGTGGCGGTGCGGCAGGAGTCGTCGGGGCGGCCTTGGGCTCGGGCGCTGGCACCATCGGCGAGCTGAAGAACGCGCGCACGCCGGCGATGCCCACGACGCCGCCGACGACGACAATGCCGATCAACCCCCACAGCCCCCAGGAGCGCAGCAGCGAAGCGCGGCCATCGGCCTTGGACTCGTCGCCCACATCGCCCGTGGCCGACTGCGTGGCCGAGTGGTAGTAGCACCACACGGCCGGCTTGAAGGTGCCGGCGGTCTGCCGCAGCAAGGCCGACTTGGGCGGGCGCTGGCCCTTGGCGGCACCCCGGTAGATATCGACCCGGTAGTACTTCTTCGACTTCTTGACGATGCGGTAGGTGGTTTCGACCAGCAGCGTGACCCAGGAGGCGATCTGCTCGAGGTCCTGCGTCACCAGCACCACGCGCATCGATTGGCCTTTCTGATCGACGCGGTGACGGTGTTCGGCCAGCAGGGCCTTGTCGGTGAGCAACGCGGCGTTGGTCTTCTGCCCCTTCGGCCAGCGCCGCCAGAGTTCGTCCAGGACCAGTACGCAGCCATTGGGCGCGAGCTCGGCCAGATCCTCGCGCTCGAACCAGTCGGCGGGCAGCTGCGCGATGGTCCCGCCGAAGTCGGCCAGCAGCGCGTCCACCTCCAGCGGGATATTGGTCACCACATGCCGGCCCTGTTTCAGGCTGGGGATGATGACGTGCTCAACGACTCCGTAGCTTTTGCCGTGGCCGGGCATGCCGGTATATGCGTCGATCGCCATAGGTCACCCGATGATCGGCAGGCGGCGGATGACGAAGCGGATCAGCGAGGCCAGCAGCACCGTGGTCACGCCGAAGTCGAGCCGGAACATGGAGGCGAAAAACAGCACCTCCGGCGGAATCGACTGCATGGCGTTGCCGGCCTGGTGGAAGAAGTCCGGCACCGGGATGGCGTTGAAGAACGAGACGATGCCTTCGGACAGTTGGTGAAAGACCCACTGCGGCAGGGTTTCGATGAAGTCGATAACCGAGTCGAAGGCGTCCTGCAGCCATTGCAGCAGCTTGCCTGGGAACGCCCAGACCCAATCAACGAAACGACCTAGCTTCTCAAGCATGGCGGCACCTCAGGAGGACAGGACGATACGAACGCCCAGCAGGCACCAGACGGCCAGCATGAGCGCGGAGAAGATTCCGGAGATTTCACCCCACAGGGTGCAATGAGCATCGAAGGTGATCGGGCGGGCAAAGAGCGTCACGGTGCCGGATGGGCAGACGCCGGAACCTGATGGAAACGTAATAGCCCGAACGGCACTCCCGAATGGCGAACTACTAATCCCGCTGAAAACGCGTTCGAGCGAATCACCGTAGCCAGGAATTTTCTGAGCGCCGTTGAAATAAATAGGCTGCATAAATTCGCACTCGCCACCATCGCAGAAGCCAGGCCCCGAACCGCTGTCTTCTTCGCCTTCCTCGCCGTCGCCTTCGCCAGAGCCGTCACCCGAGCCGCCCGTACCACCACCCGAACCACCACCCGAACCATCACCTTCGCCGTCTCCGGCGCCGTCGTCCGAGCCGTCATCACCTCCGTCGCCGCTGCCGTCGTCATCACCGCCGCCACCACCGCCACCGCCCGAGCCGTCGTCAGGGTCGGTCGGGTTCTCTGGGTCGGTCGGATCGGTGGGATCGGTCGGGTCCGGCTCTTCCGGCGGGTTCTCCGGCGAACAGAAGGTGCCGTTGTAGATGTAGCCGGCCGGGCATTTGTCGCCGTCTTCGGGCGGCGGCGTATCGTCGGGATCCTGGGTTTCGCCCTCGGACGGATTGCCGGGCGTTTGCAGGGTGTTCTCGGTGCACTCGATCCCGTTGCCGGTATAGGAGTAGATGCCGAACACCCCTGGCGGATTGCCGCTGCTGTAGACGTAGACGTTGGAAGCCGGCGTATAGGTGAAGGCGTACTGGCAGCCGTTACCGCAGACAGACCCAGGCGGGTCGATGGTCGGCTGGCCAACAGCGGACTTCATCAGGTGTTCGTGGCTGACGGTCTGGCCGTTGGTGGTTTCGCATTGGTTGGGCTCGGGCTCTGGGGCCTCCAGGCATTCGCCGGTCTGGGTATCGTAGACCTTTGTTTCGGGGCACCGATCGCCAAACCGTAGCGCCAATGCAGAGCCGCCATTGCCTACATTGTTGGTTGGCTCACCGACGTCCGACCATTGACCCAATGAGTAACGACGGACCTGGTAGAAACACTGGTATCGCTCTTCGTCGATTTTGACCTTGTGCGAGTAAACGGCGGTCTGGCTGCTGCCAGCCATAGGAGCGACGGCGCTTTCCAGCCGCTGGCAAGCCGCCTCCGGTGATGAGTAGTGGCCACGGTCGGCATTCAAGTAAGCCGTCCAGTAATAGTTCTCAGCGAAGGCGGACAGCGGAAACAACGCCACACTGACAAGGCCGATACAAAGCCCCAAAAGCCGCCTGAGTTCCTGGGTCATCCCTACCACCTCGAAAAAATCGCGTAAGCGCAGGCGGCTCCGATGCAGAAGAAGGCGAATTCCCAGAGCGCTTGCATGTGTACCTCGCCAAGAGAAAGGCCGGCGCTAGGCCGGCCTGGGTTGCTGGTGAGCGTTACGAACGCAGGAAGCCGAGGACGACGCGGGCACCTTTGATGCCGGCGTACACCGCTGCCAGCAGGGCCGCGACGGCGAGGACGCCACCGGCGATGGTCGAGAAGTCCACGCCGTTGGTCAGGGCGCTGTAGTCCCAGCCCTCGGCGTAGGAGGCCGAAGCCGCTGCAGCGAAGGGAATGGCCAGGGCCAGATCGCGAGACACACGTTTGAGGTTTTTCATGGTGAGGCTCCTTTGCAGGTTTCAGGCGTGCTTGAGGAAGTCGAGAACGGCCTTACAGCCGATGCCGATCAGCAGCACAGTGGTTACGAGGGTGAATCCGACGCCGAACACCTGGGCCAGTACGGCGGGGTCCAGTTGGCTCGGGTCGAACTGTTCTGGGAGCTGGACCAAGACCCAGCCCCCGGAACACAGGGGCGCCCCGCCTGCATCGACCGAGACGGTGCCTTCGCAGGTGAGCGCGTAAGTCATTCGCCGGCCTCGAGGTCGGCAGTTGCTTCAGAGGGCTCGCAGTCAGGGCAGACGGCGAAGTGAGGCGGCAGGCTGAGGTCGGGCAGCAGGTCGCTTTGTGGCGCGGGCAGGCTCATGAGCTTGCCCATGTCATTGCCGCAGCAGTCGCAGAACACCCGGTCACCGATCAGCATGGCCGCCCCTCCCGGTTAGTTGGCTTTGGCCGTTTCCGGCTGGGTGCCGGACGGCTTGGCGGTTGGCGGGGTTGGCTGGGCCGGCTTGGTGGCCGGCGCGCTGGCGGCCTTGACCGGCTCGACGTGGAGCACGATGAACTTGCCGGCGTTCTTCGAGCCGCGTTCGATCTCGGTGGTTACGCGGATCGGCTCCAGCACGTCGAGGCCTTCGCAGGCGGCCCAGACTTCGTCGAGGCTTTCTTCGGCCACGCTCATCGACAGGATGGAGATGCCCAGGTCGCGCTTGCCGTCGGGCTCATCGCCAACGAACAGCTTCACCAGCTTGACGTTGTCGAACTCGACTTTCTCAGCGCTGATAAATGCAACTTCCATGATTGAACGTGCCATGTTGTGTTTCCTCTCGTTGATTGCGCTTTATTGCGCGGCTTTGCTTTCTGCAGGCCGAGCGACCCCGAGCCGGTGAACTCGAAAATTCGCCGAGGTGATCTGTTACTTGGCCTACTGGTTAATCTCTAGCCCCTATTTATACGCGCTTAGAACAGGCTTTTTTCATACCTAAGGAATTATCAAGTTGCTTGGCCTAATGGCATGAATAGTGACGAATCGACACTTACACCCCACGCCCAAAACAAAATCAATTAATAAACCTCACTCTCTAAACACCAAGGGCTCTGCCCTTGTCATCCCGCTCTTGCCGCCGAGGGCTCGGGAGCGCGGGGCGGTGAAGCTGCCCCACACTCACGAGCGGAGGCTGTTTCTGTTCGTGCTGGGTCAAGGGTGCGCTCCGCCCGTGCTTCCGTTCGCCGGATCGGTGAAGCGTGATCCGACGAGCCGGGAGCGCGGCCCTGGACCTCTTCAGCCACGCGCTCAGCCTGATAACGCTCAGCGACATAGCGACGCAGCTCGACGAGGGACCGGTGTTTCGTTGGCTCGCTACCGTCCAACGGAATGAACAGAGGAACATCGCGGCGATAGGTGACGTGCCCGTACAGCTCCCCACCAACGGTCAGCTCCCGACCGATCTCATGCCAGTTCGGGCCCGCGATACGAACCTGCATCCGCTTGCGCCCTACCCCACCAGTTCGAACGGTTCGTGAATCGGTACGTAGGGCGTTGGCTTGCCCGAGTCGTAGATAACGCTCCACCACTTCGCGGGGCGGTCGGGTGGCGTGTGCTTCTCGCAGATAAAGGCCGGTTCCACTTTCCACTCCGAGAGCAGAGGCTTCCAGGTTCCACCGACGCAACCCATTTGCAGCGTGCGAATCGGCCGCGCATACGCGGGGCGGCATTGGGCGCATGGTGTGGACCGGGAGGGAGCGGGTTTCGCCATTTCGCGTCTGGACCAGCAGACAGAGCAGTCGCAGTCCTGAGCGTGCGGAAGGCGTTGATAGCTGGCCGGCTTCTGCATAGGTCATCCCCTCCCCTGGCTTTCCGTAGACGGCGCGGATCATGCGGTCCACTCCTGTTCCAGCAGCCAACTACGCAGCAGCGCACTGTTAATCATGCGGCGCTTACCGAGCTTTACGGTTGGGAGTACGCCCCGGTAGACCCAAGCGCGGGCCATGGAGCACGTCAGCCCGTTGCGTTCCGCCCAGGCTTCGACGGTTTCCACGTCCTGCTGTGGGGCGGTCAGCTTCGAAGGTTCCAGCTCTTCCAGTTCCATGCTCGTTCCGTCACTATTCGTCTCAGTGACACCGAAGGGGCAAATCTACGGTGTAATTATTGAACTCAAAACGGAGTCTACCAGTTCAGGTTAAGAGTTCAACTATTGAACTGATAGAGCTTAGACCAATATGGAATCGATTCAGGACAGAGCTATAGCTTTGATTTATAAGGCTGGGCTTGACGAGCTGGTGAGGCAATCTGATATCACCTGGAGCAGATGGAAGAATCTGCGCCACCGCAAGGCTCGCATCAGCACGGAAGAGGTTGAGGTGCTGGTGAAGCTATTCCCTAGCTATGCGCTTTGGATCGCCAGTGGGCAGATTGCCCCGGAATCCGGGCAGACAAGCCCTGAGTACGATGAGGTCAATTCAAACTTGTCCAATCAAAACGCGGGATAG